TCTGCGAATACCGGGACGAGCTCGCCACCGTGCTCGGAAAACTGTTGCGCCTGCAAAAGCGCTATGCCGCGCTGCTTGAGGAAAATGCTTTGTTGACGGTCGAAAACCAACGGCTCAACGAACGGATCGCGGATTTGGCCAAGGGCCCTTGAAACTATTGACAATTCCTCTGAAGGGTATTTCTAATACGCAAGATCCGGTAGTCCGGATTGATGGTCCCCTCAAGACTTGGATATCACGCGCGTCGGCGTCGGCTGGCCGCTGAGGGCTGGCGTAAAGCGTGATTAGCGCCCCGGCCGATGCCTGCCCGCAGAGAGCCGGGGCGCGGCCTTTCATGCATGACCGACAAAGACACGATTGACGAACTCAAGCGTGACTTAGCGGCCGCACTCAACGAAATCGTCGTGCTTCGAACCGCGCCAAGCCGTAAGATGACGGCGCAACTGCGCGAGCAGGTCGCGAGCCTGATGGTCGAGGTGCACCGGCTGCGTTCTGAGCTTATCGAGGCCCAGGATAAAAGTTATAAGAGGCGATAACATGCCGCTGTCTCCATTTTGGGTCGATGCCCGTGCGAGACTTCACGGACCATTGTGGGTCTGGGAATTCTCTTATCAGGAGGCTCTGTATCGAGATGCCGTGGACCGGGAAGGAATTCGCCGCCAAGCACAACAAGAAGCTCAAGGGCGCGCGCGCCACCAAGGCGGCCGAGATCGCATCGGCAATCGTGCGCCAGGGCGGTGACGAAGGCATCGCCATCGCGACTGCAAACAAATACGCCAACCGGCATCGCGGGCAGATTTCCAACAAGGTGGCTGAGAAGCACGGGCGCTAATCATGCGGACGTATGATTTCACTGAACAAGAACCAACGCTGGAAAGCGCCGAGCGTTATATTTCATTAGAGATGCAGATGGCGGCTCTCTATAACGAGATGAGGCGCTTGCGCCGAGAGCGCGCAGATTTGGCTAACGACAATCAAGGCATTGGCAATCGGAACTATAGAATTCAGGCGCTATCTGCCGCGATTGAGACCCTCAAAAGGGTTCGTGAGAAGTGGCCGGATTACATGAAGCGAACAAAGGCAGCCCAACGAGCAATTGACCAGCGCCTGGAACAAAAGGCACAACGCAATGGCAGTCCTGACCGCAGCAGCGCGCAAGAAGATCCCCGCTAAGTCGTTCGCCCTCCCCGGCGGGCGCTATCCAATCGAGGACGAAGCCCACGCACGTAATGCGCTGGCGCGCGCCTCGCAGCACGCCTCGCCGGCCGAGCAGGCAACCATCAAGCGCAAGGTGCGGGCGAAGTTTCCGGGGATCGCGGTGAGTGGAATGAAGAAAGGTTCGGTTTCCAATCGCGTGGCTGAGAAGCATGGCTATGAGGAAGACGAAGAGTAATGGCCCAATCGCTCGCTGACCTGCTGCGGATGGGATTGCTCCCGCCGCTGCCATCGCCGCAGTTGCCGCCGCCGCCCAATGTTTCGGATCTGCGCGGCCTTTCCCCGATGGGCGCCGCCGCTGGTAACCTGTCGCAGCCCTTGCCGCCCATGCCGCAAGTCAATCTGCAAGGCGCGCTTCCGCAGGCAGCGGGCATTGGCGACATCGACCGGCTGGCGCAATTGTTTGCCCTGCAAGAAGCGCAGCGCAGCATGGGGCAACCAGTCAGTCCGACATTGCCTGGCATCAACATGGCGCGGCCGACCTCGACATTGCCGACGCCGGCCGGGCTACAAGTCATTCCATCAATCGGCTTTCGTGGCTAGATGCGATGGTGGGAGCGCCTGTTTGTCATTCTGGCAATGACCATCATCATGTACCTGATCTTGATGGCGCTGCTTGTCTATTCATCCTGGAAATAGGAGACACTGATGGCCCGCAATGAGGAAATGTACGAAGGGCTGCGCGACGGCTCGATCTCGCTCAAGGTCGCGAAGTTTTCCAACAAGACCTTGCGCCAGACCAAGAGCCAGCGCGGCAAGATGACCAAATTCGAGAACAAGCACAAAAGCGCCGATGTCGAAGATCCGCGCAGCGCCGGGCATATCGAGCCTAGAAGCGAAATCAATGATCACAGGTTCCAGAAGGCATCGCGTGCCGATGAGAGCGGCATGCCAACGCGGGATCGCGGTGCGGCTAGATCGGATTTCGCCAAGTCGCGCGGGTCGCATTTCTCGGAAGGCTCGGGCAGTGTGGTTGGCAGGGATACCCCGACCAATCGGCACATCAACGCCTATCCGCGCCGGATTGGCGAAACCTTCCCGGCCGGGGGCAAGTACGTCGGGGGCCCACAGACGGCGCCGATGGGCGCCAAGACCGGCAATAAGCGTATGAAGGGCCGGCAGCCGGTCAAGAGCGGCGGCCCGGAGGGACACAATGCCCGCTCGCCGCGTTATTACGGTGGCCCCAACGACAGGAACCGCGAAGGCTCCCAGTGAATGCGCGCCAAGAAGCGCCATCGTCCGGTTACGGTCGTCACGCTAAAACGTCGGCAAGCGAAACACCTCAAACAAGCGAAACCCGCTCCCGTTCGTCACACAAGGAAGCCCAAAATGGCAAAGGCATCGAAGACCGAATACGATACGTCCGAACCGGCAACTGAACCGGCAACCGCAGCGCCCAAGGAAGATACGCGCACGCCCGCCGAGAAGCTCGTCGATATGCTGGAGCACAACCAGGGTCACGCCGCTCCGATCAGCACTGAGATCATTGCGCTGGCGAAGGAAGTCGCCGGAGTTGCTGCGCCGTGACGGATTTTGTCTTCGCCAAGGCGTACGGCAAGAAAGCCGAGAAATACGATAAATTCTGCCATTTCGTCGCCGGCGGAATGCATCCACTGGATGCCTATCGAGCGGCCGGATTTGTTGCGGCTAATGAAAACACCGCGAGAACGTGCGGCAATCGCCTCAAGCGCAAGCTGCTGGAACGCATCCACCAGATCATGGGGCATGACAAGATCACGGAACTCGCCAGCGATGTTAAAATCACGGGCGAGACGATCTCCGCGATCCAGGCGTTTCAGCAAGATGTCGCCTGGGCACGGAAGAAGTTGCATGAATTCGTCAACAACGAGGATTTCCCGCCGGCGGTGCGGTTGCGGGCGCTGATCGAATGCCTCAATCGAGGCCTGGGCCTGCCGACGCAGACCATCGAAAGCAATCTTAACGTCCGTTACGTCATCACCGACGAGGAAATGACGGCGGACGAATGGAAGAGGCGCTATTGCCGTGACATTGTTATCGAAGGAAGCGTCAATAGCCCAATTGGACCAGCTCTTACCGAGCACTGACCTGTGGGCGCCGCAGCCGGGGCCGCAGGCGGCGTTCGTGCGCTGCAATTCACGTGAAATCTTCTACGGTGGCGCCCGCGCAGGCGGAAAAACCGACGGCGTTCTCGGCAAATGGGCGCTCAAGGAACGCAAGTATGGCAAGCATTTCAATGCCATCATGTTCCGGCGCACGACGGTCAGCGCCGAGGACGCGATTGAGCGCTCCAAGCAGATCTATGGGCCCATCGGCGGCAGGTTTCGCGATATGCCGCCGCGCTGGACCATGCCGAATGGCGGGCGAATAGGGTTCCACTACCTAGAGACCATCGATGACGCCGCCGAGTATCAAGGGCGCAACGTCACCGACGCCTGGGTCGAAGAGGCGGGGCAATTTCCCGATCCGGCCCCCATCGACCGGCTGTTTGGCATTCTGCGGTCGGCGCACAACGTTCCGATCCAGTTGGTGTTGACCGGGAACCCCGGCGGACCTGGTCAGCACTGGCTGGCGGAACGCTACAAGCTCATTCCGTTTCCACGCCATCCGCATGTGGTCGAACGGATATTACCGACGGGCGCCATTCATGAAGCGGCGGTGATCCCGGCGCGCATCCAGGACAACATCATCCTGATGCTGCGCGATCCGGGCTACATCGACCGCCTGCACATGGTCGGTAGCCCGCAATTGGTCAAAGCGTGGCTTGAAGGCGATTTCTCGGCGATTGAAGGGGCCTATTTCGACTGCTGGTCCGATAGCAAACATGTCGTTCAGCCGTTCGTGGTCCCGGAGACTTGGCTACGGTTCAGGGCAATGGACTGGGGCTCGAACTCGCCCTTCAGTGTTGGCTGGTGGACCATCGTTCAGGACGACTACCAGCACGATGGAAGAGAGCTACCCCGAGGCGCGCTCGTCCGCTACCGTGAATGGTACGGAGCCAAAGGGGCAAAACTGACCAATGAGCAACTGGCGGGCGGCATTATCGAGCGCGAGGCAATCGATCCGAAATTATCGGACGCGGTTCTTGATCCGCGCTGCTTTGCGGTCGAGGGCGGGCCGTCGATTGCGGAGCAGATCAATACTCAGCTTGCCAAGAAGGGCATGATGCCATTCCGGCAGGCGGACAACCGGCGGGTGCCGATGCGCGGCAACCCTGACACGCGCGGACCACTCTCCGGTTGGGCCGAAATGCGTCAGCGCCTGGTCGGCTCCAACAACGTGCCCATGATCTACACGTTTTCGACCTGCCGGGACTCGATTAGAACCATTCCAAAGCTGCAGCACGATCCGAAACGGGCCGAGGATCTTGATACGAACGGCGAGGATCACTGCGCGGATGAATGGCGCTATATGTGCATGGCGCGGCCGTGGCTGAAGTCGCCGCCGCCGAGAGAGGAATTCGTGTTCAAGGATTACGCGACGGGCAAGCAGACGTTTGACCGCCACAAAGACAGTTTCATGACGCTATGACAGAGCCATTGACAATGATGGCGGCGGTCTGCCCCGAATGCAAACGGGAAATTCGGATTTGGAAACCGTTCAAACGTATCGGCTGTGAGGTTTGCCCGTTTGTGTTTGATGTGACTGACGATGAATACGAATTGATGCAAAACTATTTCAAGGATTGCGAAACCGCTAAGGGTCGTTATCCGCCTTTTTGAACTCTACTTCGCCATCAAAGCAGAAACTGATCTGCTTATTATCATTGGCGGGCTTGCCGACCGGCGCGTGCATCTGTGCGTGATGGTAGGGGCAAAGCACCATCAGGTCCGCCCGCGTCTCGCAGTACAAATGATCGTAATTCAGGTGATGCACGTGCAGCGGACCCCAACCGCTGTCTGTGCAGCCCGGATATTCACACTGATAGTTGGCATCTTCGAGTGCCTGAGGGCGCCGATGTCTGGTCCAATACGGATTGTCGAGATAGGCGCGGTACCACGATTTTGTCATGGGCACCGGAATGTTGAACTCGTTGCTCTTGGGTAACTTTAGTCGGTAAGCCTTAGTCATGACAAAACCTCTGCGGTGTGAGAACCAACGGAGGTAAAGAGCCATGTCAAAACCGTCAATCAGAGAGTGTGGGGTCACAAAGCAATACGCTAGGCGTGAACGCAATCATTCCATCCGAACGCCATACCTTGAAGGACTTTTGGGCTCAAATCATTGGAGAATGCGGCTGCAACGCGGGAAAGATGCAAAGGAACAAGCAAAGGAACGGACATCAATTTATACTGAGATAATTTTGGATGGGATTGAACTTGCGGGCAAAGGTGAGTTTTCAAGGAAAATATGTCTGGACTTGATGGCACGCATGGCAGCGCGATATGCGTCCGAAAATTGGGATAAAACGGGCATGAAATTTCATCCTGATTTGATCCGTATGCCGTGGGATGATGAGAACTGATGTTCCGCCCCGGCGTGTTCACATCGCGCGCGTCCTGCACCATGCGCGATCGGGAACTCGAAACTGCAATCAACGCCAAACTCCCGCGCGGGCAGGTCGCAGCATTCACCGTCAAGGACGACTACTCGGAAATCTACGGGCTGACGTTCAGCTACCGGGGACTGTCCAAAACGTTCATGCGCAAGTCGTTCGATCTCGACATTGCTGATTTAGTGGACGGCCTATCGATCACGTCGGAAAGCATGCAGAACGTGCGCCTGCCAGCGGGCTGGGTCGATGACGAGGACGAGGCCGCCGAAATGCCCAACTGGGTAAAGGATCTAGAGGATGGGTTTTAAGCAAGGCCAGATCTCTGACAACATCGAGTGCATGTGGGAGATCATGAAAACCGACAGCGTGCATTTTCCGTTTGCGTTGGTGCGCACCGGGCCGAACCTTGCCCCGATGGCATTCCATTGCAAGACCGAACACGAAGCACATTCAAAACTTTGCCAGTTGGCCATCGAGTTTGACCGGCTCGGCCACAAGATGACGCTCGCCTGATGCCGATCAATCGCCGTTCCGCGCTTGAGGATGCCAGCGCTTTAGCTTCCGCCGACCCGGCAACATATGACATCAAGCGCACCGGCGTTGAGAGCGAACGCTATCGCTCAAAAACCGGCACGGTCGGCAAGGATTGGGAAACCAACCAGCCTGACGACTGGGATTTTTCCTCCGACGAGGAAGGCTACTTTCCGATCTCGCGGCTGCGGCAGCAATACGTCGATTATCTCTCGACCAAGGTGCTCGAATATGAAGAGCAGAAGATTTCACGCCATTATTATCATGGATCGCAATGGACGCCCGAGGAAATCCGGATTTTACGTGCACGACGACAGCCGGTCATTACCTACAATCGCACGAATAGGAAAATCGATAGCATTGTCGCTCTGGTCCAACGACTTCGGCAAGACCCGAAGGCTTTTCCGCGCAATCCGCAAGCGCAATCGGGCGCGGATCTGGTCACCGAGAGTATCCGCGCTGTCTGTGACGGAATGGATTTTGAGGACATCGACTTCCGCGCGACCTTGCAGGCCGCAACGGAGGGCATCGGCGGGATCGAACTGAAGCTCGTTCCCGGAGACCAGCAAGATCCCGACGTGTCCGGCGACTACATCTTCGGAGACGACTTCTTCTATGACCCTCGAAGTTTTAAAGCCGACTTCAGTGACGCTCGCTATATGGGAATTGCCAAATGGCTGGACGTTGAAAGTGCGGTGGAATTATTCCCCGATAAGGAAGAGCAATTACGAAATTTGCTGGTCGATACCGGATTTGATCTCACAACTCATGCCGACCGCGAGTTCAAGTGGGTCTACGTCAACGAGCAAAGACTGAGGCTCGTTGAGCATTGGTACAAGTACAAAGGCAAATGGTATTGGGCTTTTTACTGTTCGTGGCTCGGTCTCTCAAGAGGCGTTTCCCCGTTCGTTGACGAGCGCGGGCGGCCGATGAACCGGTTTGTGATGTTCTCCGCCGCCGTCGATCACGAAGGGGACCGCTATGGGTTCTGCCGCAACCTCAAAGGACCGCAGGACGAACTTAATCAACGCCGCTCGAAGGCTTTATTTGTTTCGAACACACGGCGTCTGGTTATGGAAAAGGGAGCGGTTGACGACACTGAAAGAGCGCGGACCGAATGGGCTCGCCCCGACGGATTGCTCGAAATCAACCCCGGCCGAAAGATTGAGCCGGACGATTGGCAGCCTGATCTGCAAGCACAACTGGGGCTGATGCAGGACGCCAGGCAGGAAATCGACACGTTTGCCAATGTCACGCCGGACCTGATAGGTGCCGACGATCCGCAGCGGCATTCCGGCGTCGCCATCAACCTGCTGCAGAAGGCCGGGATTGCGGAAATCGGCTCGTTCATAAAAAACTATCGCAACTGGAAACTCCGCGTGTATCGCGCGATCTGGAACATCGTCAAGCATACTTGGGTCAACGAGCGTTGGCTGCGGGTCAATGCCTCGAACCAGCAGGCGATGCAATTGATCCAGTTGAACGGCACCA